CCGGGTCACAGGCTGTAATCAAAAAATACTATCCATTTCTGTTGCGTAACATCACATTTCACACGGTGGCCAATCAAATTGAATACAACGTGGTTGCCAGTCCAGTGCCCTACGACACCGGCACAGCGCAGGCCCGTGGTACTATACCGTTCCAGTTTGCCTTGGCCGGAACCACAGTCAGTCAACTATTACAAGGCGGCCCCTTGCAGGCCTCCACAAACAATCGCAGCGAAGGCCGCACGTCAGAGCCAAGCCCCAATGCTGGAATAGACAATTCAATCAATATCGGAGTTGTGCAAGATGCTAGCCGAGCACAAGTGGACGAAAACGGCAGTTTTACAGGTGACACAACCAGTCCTTTTAATGTGGTGGCTCCATAATCATGGCAGAATTTGTTGAAAATGCCGGCGGAGCAGCATTTGGCAATCCAACTCTAAGACAACAGGGTCGTTCTAGTCGCGCATCTCGAGCCGCCGGTACAGACGTTAGAACAGTGCAAGGCGATGCCATTGGCGTTCGTGCTCCAGAGGCACCACCCAAGGCCCCGGACGCACCCACCAAAGGTCAAAACAACATATTCACTGGCCTTGCCGACGCACTCAACAAGTATCAAAAAGATTTAGAAAAACAGCACTCCGGGTATGTGGCCGACGAGTACGTGTTTGAGTTTGCGCCAGCCTCAATAGGAGCATCCTCGGTTACTCCACCCGGACAACCAGTCACATACAAAAACACCGCAGGCAAAAACATCAAAACAGCCGCAGACAAAGTTGACAGTGATACCGATTCGGTCAATGTCAACAGTCAGACTTGGCAAGTTCAAGCTGGCACACAGATTGTGCAACTGATTGACCAAATCATGCGCAGCAGTACCTACATCACTGATCAACAAAAAATCAAGGTCAACGATAACGGTGAGCAAGAAAAAAACGAAAAAGCCAATTCGGGCGGGGTCACAGCCTGGTACAAGATCAGTGTCAGTGCTCGCCAGTTGGCCTATGACACTTTTCGACGTGATCATGCGTATCGTATAACATTTACTATCAGCACCTATGCCATCAACCAGATGTGCAGCATCTACTTCAACGACAGCAAATATCGTGGAGCCCACAAGGCCTATAATTATTGGTTCACTGGGCTTAACACCCAGATACTCAATTATGAGCAAGAATATAATCAGGCCTACTACACCACAGTCACCCAAAGTTCCGCGGGTTTGGCCAGCTCTCCGCCCACAGGACGAGATCAACAAAAACAGGCCATACAGGCCACTAGTGAACAAAGAACACAAGGGCAGGCCAACTATGTGCGCGAACCTTCTGACAATGCCGCGGCATTCTTATACAGCATAGCTGATTTTTCTGAAGTGCGCATGAAGATTCTGGGCGATCCTGGCTGGATGCAACAGGGAGAAGCAGCATTTGGAGTCAGTGCTAGGAATTTTGAATACAGCCCATTTACAGCCGACGGCACCATCAACTATGACAGTCAACAGGTCACTTATACTGTGAGCTTTAATCGTCCCACTGACTACAATTTCAACACCGGCATCATGAACACCAACAGTGGCACCGGCGCACCCCAGGAAACATTTCGTTTCCAGGCCAAGAGTTGCAAGAACATATTCAGCAAGGGCCGGTTTGAACAAGAACTGGTAGGCTCTTTGATACCACCAACAACCAATGCTCCTCCGGACACCAACAGTATACCGGCCCAGGTCACAGCAGCCACAAACTCGCGTGCTTCGGCTCGGGTCGACGATGGCTCGCTAGGCTATGAAGTGCGCGATGAAACCGGTGCTGTGTCAGATCTACGGCAGAACGAATATGGTGATTTATATGATCCTGCTGGCACAGCTGGTTCAGCATTACCGTCACCACGCCCAGCTCCGCCACCATTGCCTGCAACCAGCTCTGGTGAACTTGAAAACACGCCCAGTACGGAATTTGGGTTTGAAGTAGCTTCCACTCCACAAGAAATGAATAGAGAAACATAATGGCCGGCGAAAATATACAACGCAATCGAGGACAACCAAAAAACTACAAGATGGACCGTGGCGGCATGCCTGCGGAAATGGGTCCGTTTATTGGAATAGTCAAAAACAATGTGGATCCTACCCGCAGCGGTCGTCTGCAAGTTTATATTGAATTGTTCGGCGGCAACAATCCAGATGATCCTAGTCTCTGGCGCATGGTCAATTACTGCCCACCGTTTTATGGATCCACTCCTGCTGGCGCCAGCGCCGGCACTGGCGCATTTGAACAAGGCAATCCACAAAGTTACGGCATGTGGTTTACACCACCTGACATTGGCGTCAGTGTGTTGTGTTTCTTTGTGGGCGGCGATCCTAGTCAAGGTTACTATGTAGGTTGTGTACCGGAACAAGGAATCACACACATGATACCAGCTGTGGGGTCAGTTGAAAAAACTCAGGCAGTCACGCAAAACAGTGCCCAATCCAGTTATTTTGCCAGCAGCACCAGATTGCCGGTGACCGAGATCAACAACAGCAACGATGGCATTGTCAACAATCCCAAATATTTTGATCAACCCAAGCCGGTACACAGTTACGTGGCCGGCATATTATTTCAACAAGGGCTAATCAACGATCAAGTGCGTGGATCAATTGGCAGCACCAGCCAGCGTGAAAGCCCCAGTGGGTGTTATGGTATCAGCACACCGGGTCGTGCCATATATCTGGGTGGTATAGGCGGCGGAGCAGGTGGCGATGCTGGCATCAACGAGCAAGAACTACAGGCCGCACAGCCATCTGCAGTCAACGTGGTTGCTCGTCGCGGAGGGCATACTCTGGTCATGGACGACGGTGATCTCAATGGCAATGACAATCTGATACGCATACGCACCAGCAAAGGTCATCAAATTACCATGAGTGACGATGGCAATTGCTTGTACATTTGCCATGCCAACGGTCAAGCCTGGATTGAGCTGGGACAAGAAGGTACCATGGATGTGTACACTACCAACAGTATAAATCTGCGCACACAGGGCACCGTAAACATACATGCCGACGAAGACGTCAACATGTTTGCGGGCGGCAAAATCAATATGAAAAGCACCAACGGCACCACTATGCAAAGTGATGCAGACATGGGCATAAGCAACAAAGGCCAATTGACTCTGTTCAGTCAAGCCGGCATTGGATTAAAAACTTCTGGTACCCTGGCCATGACAAGTCAATTGGGCAGCTGGGCGGCCAGCTCAACTCTCAGCTTCAACGGCAACAAGTTAAATCTAAACGGCGGCCCTAAACTTAATGTTGAAACTCCTGCCGGCCTGACCAAGTATCTGTTGCCCGAGGTAGAATTTAACGAAAGCTTGGGCTGGGTAGCACAACCCACTGGACTAGACAGCATTGTGACTCGTGCGCCCACACACGAACCATATCCGTATCACAATCAAGGAGTCAGCACATCGGTCAACCTAGGCGGAGCAAATCCAACGCCGCCCCCAGATGCTCCGCCTGTGCCAGCTGGAACAACTATTACTAAAACTTAATGAGCCAGTTCAAATATACTCTGCCATCTGGCGCCAACTTTGTAATGGAGGCTCCAACAGGAACCACACAGAATCAGGCTGATAAAATCTTTTATGAGCAAGTGGCCGCTGGTGCTTTGGTTGAACTTGAACCTGGACAAAGTATAAGTGGTAACGCAAGTGCATTAACAAAATTTGAATTAAGTCGCCTGGATCGCGGCACTGCCGGAGTAGACGATGTGGTAATCCTGGCCATAGTCAACGGGTTGTCTGTTGTGTCCGACATACCATCCTTGATCAACGTGCCTTTGATCAATCCTATCACACAGGCCAGTATAGCAGAAATAAACAGCACAGGGTTTACTGCACCGGCTATAGGATCTTTAACTAGCAATCAAACTCTAGCACTAATGGCCCAAGTGGCCAGCACAGTGGGACAGTCTGCTAATGTGATTACCAATGAAACGGGTGTGGGCTCCTACGGATTCGATTGTCAGCAACTAGAAATGGCTGGATATGTTAAACCCGGAACCTGGCAACAGTTTATACAAAATGGTTCTAGCAATTTGATTGATGTATTAAATGCTCCAGGTATCTGGACTGGCCTCGGAGGAATTAACACTTTGGATGAGTTTCTTGCTAATACCGATGCACAAAATGCAGCACAAGCAACTCTAATGGTCAACGGATATGCTAGCCTGCAGGCTGCTGGAGTAATTAACACTCCGGCTGCACAATCAGTGTCAGCAGTGGTGGGACAATTGTACACCGGGACCAATCAACCTTTGACCTCGGCAACCACAACGCTTACCAACGATGTAAACAATCAAGTAGCATCTTTGGTTACGAATGCCAGCAAATACGGTACCCAACTCACAGCACAATGGGCCAAGGACTTGCCTCCACTTACAGGTCTTACTTCCAATTTAACAAGTATAAAAGGACTCTCTGCACTGCAGAGTGCTGTTCCTGGTATACCCAGTCTTGGCACTTTGACTTCAGGAATTACCCCCAATTTGACTTCAGTAAAAACTGCTATGGACACCTTGGCCAAAGGATCACAATTTGCTGCCACAGCCGCCAGCACCTTATCCAGTGGCCTTGATAGGTTGTCTAATCTTAGTGTTAGCAGTCTTACTGCCAATTTGCCCAGTGCATCGGCTTTGGCAGGACAACTGCAAGGTCGTGCTGCTGCGGCTGCAGGCCAACTGCAAGTACAATTAACAGGGCAAGCACAAGCACTAGTTGGTCAAGCACAGGGCCAGGCCAATGCCCTGTTGTCTCAAGCACAGGGCCAGTTTGATTTGCTACGGGCGCAGGGTGACAAGCTGGTTGCATCAGTAGAAAGAGCTGCTGGATTTGTCAACACAGTAAACCGTGCCAGCATTGACGTGGCTACCACCAAAATATTTGGCAGTGCCAAGATACCCACACCCAATTTTGGACCCATTGTGTCCGAATCAAAATCCTTGTTGGCAGCTGCGGATATAAAACAAGCCCAGAGCATACTTAGCAATCTGCAAGGGCAAGGCAATGCCTTGCTGACACAGGCGCAAGGTCTAACAAGGCAAGCACAAGGACAGGTAACGGCCGCGGTAGCGCAATCTCGAACAGCCGCTACATCTGTAATACCCCGTATAGTTTAACAAAATAAATACAACATGCCCACATTTATTGGATTTAACACACAAGGTCAAAACAAAAAATTTACAGCCGTAGACTTTGATCTGATCAAAATTGATCTTCTCAACGCTTTTAATATCAGGCAAGGTGAATTGCCTGGACGTCCTGGTTACGGTACCGTGATTTGGAACTACTTGTTTGAAAATCAAACCACCGAAACTCTAGAAGCCATATATCAAGAAATACAGCGTGTGTGTGCTGGAGATATTAGACTCTTTGTCAGTGGTATTCAGGCATTTCCGCAAGAAAATGGCATACTCATACAACTGGGCCTAGCTGTGGTTCCCAGTACCACAGCCCAGCAATTCAGTTTATTTTTTGATCTTCAACAACGCACAGCCACCTTTGTTTAACTACCCAGATTATCTAATCCATAAATACAAGAACTGGGAACACATATGGCTACAACCTCGAGACAAACTGCAATTTTTGGTGTTGAAGATTGGAAGCAAATCTATCAAACCTATCGCGAAGCTGACTTTCAAAGTTATGATTTTGAAACTTTACGCAAGAGTTTTGTGGATTATTTGCGCCTGTATTACCCAGAAACATTCAACGATTATATTGAATCCAGTGAATTTATTGCCCTGCTGGATGTCATGGCTTTTATGGGGCAGAGTCTGGCATTCCGTACAGATCTTAACACCAGAGAAAACTACCTAGACACCGCCGAACGCAGAGACAGTGTGGTTCGACTGGCCAATTTGGTCAGCTACACAGCCAAGCGCAATACTGAAGCGTCAGGGTATCTCAAAGTATTTTCAGTGTCCACCACAGAAAATCTCACAGACTACAACGGTATTAATCTGGCCAATCTCACAGTGAACTGGGCCGATCCTACCAATTTAGATTGGCAAGAACAGTTCACTACCATACTGAATGCATCCTTGGTCAACACACAAAAGTTTGGCAATCCAGGAAATCGACAGTCTATTTTGGGTGTAGACACACAGGAATATACCATTAATTTGGTTCCAGGTTTTCTGCCAGTAATCCCTTACACATCCACAGTAGACACGGTCAACATGCCCTTTGAGGTGGTCAATGCTACATCAGCAGGCGCCGACTTTGTGTATGAACCACCTCCTTTGCCCAATGGTCAATTCAATGTGCTGTTCCGTAATGATCAACAGGGATTTCTTAGTGGCAACACAGGATTTTTCTTCTTGTTCAAACAAGGTGTGTTACAAAATCAAGATTTCAATTTGCCTGAACGCATTGACAATCGCGCAGTGCAGATTAATATAGAAGGCATCAACAATACCGATATCTGGTTGTATCAGCTGGATAACTTAGGCAATGTTTCTAGATACTGGGAGCGTGTACAAAGTGTATATTCGGCCGCAGTAGAACAGCTGGCACCCGGTACCAGAGACATCTACAGTGTATCCAGTAGAACCAATGATCAAATCACTATGAACTTTGGTGATGGTGTATTTGCCACTGTACCTGTGGGCACTTTCAGAACCTATGTGCGTGCCTCAAACGGCTTGACCTATATTATTAATCCTATAGAGATGCAAAGTGTCAGCGTTCCTATCAGCTATGTAAGCCGCACAGGTCAGATTGAAACCATAACATTTACCTGCGGAATCACCGAACCGGTAACCAATGCACAAGCACGTGAAACCATACAAGAAATCAAACAACGGGCACCAGCTGGATACTACACTCAAAATCGCATGGTCAATGGTGAAGATTACACCAATTTTCCATTCACACAATACAACAGCATTCTCAAGAGCAGTGCTGTAAATCGCGCCAGTATAGGCACCAGTCGTTATCTTGACCTAGTAGACGGAACTGGAAAATATTCCAGCACTAATATTTTTGCCAGCGACGGTGCCTTGTACGAAAGCAATAATCTAACAAGTTTTCAATTCAGTTGGTTGACCACCAACGACGTTTCTGATGCAGTGATCAATCAGATTGTTCCATTGGCCCGCGGTGCTGGACTACAACAATTTTATTATGCCAATTTCCCACGCCCCAATTTGGCCGTACTCAACTATACCTGGAATCAAAGCACAGCAATCACCAACGAAACCACGGGCTATTTTGAAAACGACAACGGCGAACCAGTGGCCATTGGGACTTATACCAGCAACACAGGCAAGTACATAATCGAAGGCAGCCTGGTGCAGTTTGCCGCACCCTCGGGCTATTACTTTGATGCCAACAACAGATTGATTGTAGGCACACCTACTCAGCCCGACGAAAAATTCACAATTTGGGCCAGTCCCACAGCGGTTTATCTGTCAGGAACAGCTCAAGGCCTGGGTAACTTGCCCTCGGGGATTGGCCCTGTAGTGCTGAATAATTTTGTGCCCACAGGTGCTATTCCTGTGCAGGTAATTCCAGTGTTTACTACAGATATACCCACCAGTGTGCAACAAAGCATGGTTGACCAAATTCTTCTCAATCAAAACTTTGGCCTAGGTTACAACAATCTCACCAACACCTGGTATGTAATCACGTCAAATAATTTGGATGTAAATGCTGACTTCAGCCTGACCAATGCACAGAGCACTGCCGGAACCAATCTGGATGCGTCGTGGCTGATACAGGCCACCTTTGACGGATCTACATATACTGTAATTTCAAGAAGTTTAGAATATTACTTTGGCAGCGTGTTGCAGACTAGATTTTTCTTTTACACTGGCGATCCTATCTATGATAGTCGTACTGGCACTGTGATACGTGATTATATCAACATACTCAAAGTCAACAGTCGGCCTGATGCCTCGATTCCATTGGGATCCGACAATATACTGACCATTATTGATCAGCCAGTGCTTAGTGACGGCTTGGTAGATGATTTCCAGGTGGTGGTCAGTTTTGAAAGGGCCGGGGGAGATTTGGCTCCAATAAATCCTGATTTTTTTAACGACATAGTAGCACCCACGGTTGATTCCAACCAGAAATATGTGTTTTTTCAGTCTACTGTAGATTTTGATAATTTACAACGTTATCTATTGATAGAGGCAGGAATAGTCAACAGCAACTATGCTACCTTGGGAGACATACAGGCAGTGCAAACACAGTTTGTTGTTGGCCAGGTATTTTATGCCTACGGAGAAACCGACGTAGATGGAGCCAACCAAGTGTTTTATGTGTTGGGAGTGGATAGCCTTAATAATCGTGTGCTAACACAGACCTATGAATATTTGGCCAAAGTAGGCCGCCAGGACCTGTATTTTCAATATCGTCACAACAGCCCATTGACCAGCAGGATAGATCCTGGCAGTAGCAACATTATTGACTTGTATCTGGTCACCAATTCCTATTATACTTCTTATATTAATTGGTTACAGGATACCACAGGCACAGTGGTTGAACCCACGCCGCCTACCATAGATGACTTAACCACGGCCTATCAGAATCTACAAAATTACAAAATGATATCCGACAACTTGATTTTGAACAGTGTGGATTTTCAACCTTTGTTTGGACAAAAAGCTGAACCAGCACTGCGGGCACGAATCAAGGTAATTCGCTCGGCCAACAGTACAGCCAGTGTCAGTGCCATTAAGAATCTAGTGGTGGCCAACATGAATGTTTACCTTAGTCTTGAAAACTGGAATTTTGGAGACACGTTCTATTTTAGCGAATTAGCAGCCTATGTACATCAAAACATTGGCGATGTGGTCAGCAGTGTGGTCTTAGTGCCGCTAGACCCACAAAAAAGTTTTGGTGATCTATATGAAATCAGAT